CCAAAGCCGCCAGTCATTATACCAAGACCAATTATAAGTAATAATCCACCCCGCTTACCTCCACCACCGACTAATACAGGAGCTAAGTATATTACGTCCCCATCTTTAATAGTTTTTACATGGTACTGATCAGCAGTTATCATATTTAAGTTTTTGTCTAAAAACGAAAAAGACTCTTCCGTCTGTAAATCATGAACAGAACGCATATAATTATTAAATTTACTATGCATTGATTGAAGATAAAATAAAATATCATTATAATTAGTAAAATCAGCAGTATATTCTGATTTATCAAAAAACTTATGGAAACTAGAATGAATTTTAAGAGTTGCTAACAAGGTGATTTCCTTCAAACTTGTCAAAGACAAGAGCATCAAGATTTTGGTCAAGCCAATAAATAAAAAATTTGTTATTAAATCCTACCAAAAATTTATATTCCTGGAAAGCGGCACTTACTTTATCTTCCTTGCTTGGTATGGGGTTTTCGTCTCCTGGATGAGAATGAAAAATGCCCCATATATTTCCGTCATTTTTAACTAAATCTGCTGGATCTAATAAAAAACTTAATTTAGGAGTAGGTGATATATTTTTGCAAGGTATATAACTAAAATCTTTAGTAACAATCCCAACAGCTTCTTTAGGATAGTCACGCAAAGAGTGATTATTCATTGCTTCTTTTAATTCATCAAATCTTTCCATCTATATATTCCTGTCGTGTATTGTTTATAATATCTTCCATATGGTGCTATCCAACTTGTATGGTTTATCATTGTTTGTAATATTTTATTTGTATCAACATAAAGAGCACAATGATTAGTAACATGGGTTGAACCTAGTGACATCAGTATAACATCAAAAGGTTTTGGCTCTTTTACTTTTCTCCACCCATTCACTTCAGAGGCAGCTTTATCCATCCACCTTTCGTGAGTTTTAGAATACCAATCCTCATCTACTATATTACAAAAATCAGATGTTCTATAAGGTACGTCGATATTTAGTTCATTTTTGTATACTAGAGTACAAAGATTGAAACAATCTATGCCAGTACTCATATCGTCACCTAAATGTTTATAAGGGAATCCAGTATAGGAATTATACCATGTCATTATGTCTATAAATTGCGTGTAGCCTACTCATCCAATATTCTGATAAAGTTTGGACACACGAACAACCCCCTTCTTCAATGTGAAACAGTTTTGATGGCATTAAAAACATACCAAAATGTATTACAAGTTTGCACTTTTCTGACTTAAATACCATTACATCATAATTTTTTGCATCTGTCAATTTGACTTTTATAGAGCACTTTGATGCCCACTCATCGACCTTGTCTGTATGAAAATTTTTCATCCAAACCCTAGAATGGGGGTAAGTAGGTAGATCAAAATCTATTTTTAATTCATTTTTATAAAAATTTCTAATTAACTCTATACAATCGGTATTACCGTATTCATGAGTTAGTCCTAAATATTTTTGTACCATTCTGCTAATTCTCCATATACACTTTCAAAAGACTCATTTCTATATAGGTCAAGTTTTACGTTATACTCTTTAAACTCTTTTGCTAAGTGACTATCATCTTTTGACATCATATGTTTTAAAGAGTCTAGTATTATTGATAGTTCATATTTACTTAACACATTTTGATATTTTTTTAATAAGTTTCTATACTTTGTCATAATATCTTTTTTTGTTTTTAGATCGAAAACAGTAGTAGATTGAAACGCAGGTTGTACGACATTTGTTATATTAAAAGATTTACCTTTACTTTTTATCCAAAGTATTAGTTCAAGATTAGAGGTAATAGAGTATACACTACCAGCTAATGAAAAATCTGAAATATACTTTGAAAACCTATCAACATTTTTTTCAAATAGCGACCATTCTAACCCAGTTCTACCATACTCAGCATGAGCCTTATAGCCTTCAATGCTAGGCCATAAAGAAACTTTTTTAAATTTTTCCCATAATTCCTCTATTTGGTAACTTTTAAACTTACCGTCGTATGATAAGTTTGTATTATAAGTTAAATGAATATTCGTGCAGTTATTATCAGATAAAAATTCTAGTAGTTTGTAATGGCCCTTCTGCACAAAAGGTTCGCCTCCAGCAAAATATATCTCTCTTATATATTTTTTTATATAATCAATATCTTTCCAAAAATCCTCGTTATCAGTCCAATAGTCATAGTGATTAGGGGCAGTCTGTTTCATCATTCCGTGAAATTTAGCTTCTTTAGCCCATGACGATGAAGCATAGGAACCACACATTCTACATTTAAAATTACATAAATTACCGAATCTAAAGTCAATATACATCGGAGGATTGGTTACTGATCCGTCTTTATCCGTTTTATTAAATAATTGTTTATAATCTTTAAAACGTATGTTCATTTTTTGTCGAGGACTTTCAATGCCGTTTTTTTCCCAATCATAACAGACATTACATGCAGAGACTTTTTCGTCTTTAAGCATAGCTAGTCTGGTAGACTTCATAAACTCGTGATTAAATGCCTGCAAAGGTGCTAGGCCTTTACCAAAACTATTATTATTTGATTGAAATATTGAAAAACAACAAAGGGCATAAGACCCCGCTATGTCGCCATATTGGTGCATCCAGGGTAAAATACAAATTGATTTATTGTTTTGGTACTGTTCGTCCTGTTGCAGGGAAGCCTCCAAAATGAATTTGATTATTACGTATAGTGCACGCTTGTAATGACTTTCCACAAACATCTCCAGCAGCAGATCCTGCTGTTGTATTGTCCGCAGAAATAGGATTTGCATTTGAGGTTAATGATGTGCCTGGTATGGCTAAGTTTCCAGGTCCAGGGTACTGACACTCAGGTCCTTTGTAAGACCATTGACAAGTATTTTTATAGTATTTTCTATTAGGTATTTGATTTCTAAAATATTGGAGCCATGATATTAGACTAAAAGCAGCGACTTCGTCATTTAAAGACTCTAAACTGTCAATCTTAAATTTATCTTCTATGTAAGATTCAGAATCTGCCTCAGAGTTTATTATAAAAACTGCATCACCAACTGCTAAGTCAGAGTCTAACGGGTTTGATAAGTATAAAAAACGATTTTCTTCAATTGATTCTATTGTGCCTTCTGTCGTACCGTTTTCGGAACGAACATTATCTCCAACTCTATAAGGAAGTGCGTTATAAACTTCAACTACATTAGAAGTAACAAATCTAGCAGTGCTATATTCAGGCCAATAGTCTAAAAAATTAGCAAAAGTGGTTTTAATAGATACTACACCACCTAGTAAGTCTCGGGTATCTGACTTTTCTTCTTTCCACTCTCCACCTATAGAAATAGTTTGATCTCTAGTAAAAGATGAATTAGCTTTTCCATACACCCCATTAGTGACATCGGCACTAAAAGCTAAACCATTTGCTCTAGCACGAGTTAATACGTCGAATCCTTCAGTCCCTGCTGACCCAAAGGCACTTGGAGCTGCATTTATCGTTCTGGGGTCAATACCGTGAACTAACTCACCATTAACAAATGCCTGACACGCATTAGAGGTGTTATTACCGACTAAAAAAGGATCTTCTATTAAAGCTGAAATTATATTGTCAACATTAAACACAGTTAAAGATAGTTCATTAATTTTACCATCGCTAGACTGTTCAATAGAAGAAATTTGTGAAGGGAAAGGAATAAATGTGTCACCACTATAAGATACATTATAGTTCAAGTCAGAAATTAAATCACCACGAATATCTGCAAATCTGATAGGAAAGTCTACAGGCCAAGCTCTACCCTCACCTTTACCTGTTGGATTACCTGCTGCGTTTTCTGGGTACCACTCGCCTGGGTAGTATATTTCATATAGACGAACAATAGGATTTTGTGTAAAAGCATTCTTCTCAGCAATAAAACCGCTTGGTCCTATAGTTTGTATCGTAGATATAGCAGTTGTTACATTACCCGCGTATGTATTAGCTTGAAAAGGTAAAGAAGTAGTATCTAATAATCCATTAGCTGTACCTGTTACAGAAATAACATTAGAGTGAACAACTTCTAAGTTAGAAAACTCTAATATAGAATTAGATAATTTTACTTTTAAAATGTTAGTGGTAGCGTTAACGTTAGCAATGGTGCCTATTGCAGCCGACGTATTTCCAATAAGTACGTTATTCATCTCAAAAGACGAGGCATTGGCTACTTTGATTACTACATCATAATTTCTTGCTGTCATTAGTCATACGTTTCTTGAAGTTTAAATGTTACGGTATAAAAATTTTCTGTTAAAGATGAGCCTGAAGATATAACTTGCGTTACTGAAAGTGGTCCTTCAAATCTTGTAGTAATTGTACCAGATTCATTTAGATGTGACAAGTCAAATGTGAATGCTTCAAACTGCCCGCTACGAGCATTATAAAAATTCTCAATCGCAGTTTTTTCGACGCCAGTAATGTTAGTATATTGCAAGCTATAGTTACGCTTTGAACGGCGAGACCTAAGTCGTCTTTTTTCATAACCTGCCTGAGAAGTAAAAGTAACAGAATCAAAAGATCTTTCAGCAGTAAAACCTTTATCTGGTTTTCTATCTGCCATTGAATTAAATCTATCTAAAGTGGTAACTTCAGAATCAAACACTCTAATGCTAAGAGTATCCTCACTACTAATAGCACCAAGAGGAGCCCCAGATATAATTGTGGGAGTGTGGTTATTTATAGGAGATATTCCCCCGCTTCTATAGCGAATCGAGTGAGATAAACGAGTGTATTCGATCAAACCTGAGAAACGTTCTCCCTCTGATGCTGTATTAGAGTTGGACCCGATAATAACGTTACCTGCAAAGTCATCTGCTGTGAAATTTTTATGAGCAACTTTAACGTTATTTACATAAAGTCTTAAGTTGTTCGTATTTTTTTCATGCGATACTGCAACGTGTAGATTAACTCCGCCATTAGCATTACCCCCATACAACTCAGTAATATTCCCACCATCATTAACAATAAAACCTACATTTGAGTTAGCTCCTACAAGTCTTAGAGTATAGTTATTGTTATTAGTCTTAGCATGTTTTGCAAATAATGTTTGGTTGGAAGTCATCGTGGTACCAGTGTCTGGCTTAATAAAAGTATCTAAAGTAAAGTCTTTACTTAATATGTTGAAATCATCATTATCAGCAATATCTGCAAAATTACCAGCTGTTCCGTCTAAGTCTAGTTGTTTAGACGAAGCAAAACTTGCGCTACCATCGCGAAAGTTTAAAGTATGTGCCGAAGAGCTTTCATCAGTCAAATTACCACTAAAATTAGTTAAAAGTTTTACCGCTGCGTTGTCTCCTATATCAATCCCATGATTACCTAAAGTGGTAGAGGGGTACGTATAAGCATCAGAGTTCTGAAATACACCTGATAAAAAGACCATAAAGTCAGTTGACGAGGAAACATTAACTCCTGAAGGTAAAGCAAAAAATTCAGTATTTGCGTTAATTAAGTAAGAATTAGAATCAACCACTGTAGCAGAGGTATTAGAGTAGTCCACGCTACGCACGGCAGGAAAACTTCTAGTTAATCTAAAACGTGAAGGTAAACTAATAGTTTTAATTGTTAGATTAGAAGCATTTGGTGCTACTAAAAAAGAAGCAGTTTGTCCTGAATTTGATAAGTCATAGGCAGTAGTTTGTTGTAAAACACCATCAATAAATGCNGTAATCTCACCTTTATGAGTTACTACAGACGGTAAATTAAATTCTGTGCGAATCGCTCCTGTACTAGAAAATGTAGTGTCAGCCACAACACTAAAAGCAGTGATAGGAGCAGTTGCGTCGTCAGGATAAGTAGCCATTAGCTTCCTCCTCTTAAGGACTTACGTATAGGTCCATTATTTCTTAAATCTCTTGTTACTATATCGATAACAAATTTTTCACCATCAAAACGTGGTTGTGACGATTGAGTAGACTCTTGTGGCGTTCCTTGATTAATTATATTAACTGATACATTACCTGCACTTCCTGTTGCGTTCATAGCATTTAAATTACTTTCACCAATAGAACGTGCGGCTGAACGTTTCATTACAAACTCGCCTGGCTCTAATAAGGCAGGGACTCTATCACGTTGCATGCCACCTGCTGCAAGATGCTTAACTCGTCCTCCTGAAGCAAAAAAGGCATCAAAATTAGGAGCACCACTATATGCTGGTAAATTAACTCCAGAATTAAAAGCGCTAGTACTTGCAGCTCCTATAGCTGAAGTATTACCTTTAATGTTAAAAAGTCCTTTTAAGGCGCCAGTCGCCATATCTGATAAAGGGTCTGTGAGTGTTTCTTTTAATAACTGTTTTCTTATATCATTTACTATATTGAATAAGAATTGGTTAAAACCTTCTCTAAAATTTTTCAAGGTAAGCGTGCCGTTTGCAATTGCATCAAAGAGATCATTTATACCTTTGGATAAGTTACCTCTAACTGCAGTATTTACTCCTTTGAACAGTCTAACACTTAATTCTGCACTCTGTTCTTTGAGGGCTTGTTCTCTAGCTAATGACGCTTTTAAAGCTTTAAATGTCATGCTATTTGAGTCTATCTTAAGTCTAAAGTCCTGTTCAGCTAAATTCTTATTGGCTCCTAATATTTTTTTATTATTCTCTTCAGTCTGTCTTACTAAACCATCTAGTGTTCCTTCAGTCACTCTACCAGTTCTAAAAGTATTCTCACCAACCAGATCACTCAACGCTTTAGAATTATTAGAAACATTTTTTCTTCCTTGCTTGATTGCTTCTTTATTTATCGCATTAGATAAATTATCTAAAGATCTAATCACTCCAATCATTGCTCTTACATTAGCTAGTGAAGTTTTAGCTTGGATTTCTCTACTTTTATTTTCGCTTTCAAGACGTTTAACAGCAATATCACGTTGTATAGCTGCCTGCTTATCCGCAAAATCTTTATCAGCTTGTGCTACACTTATTTTTAGAGTATTAATTGCTTCAGTCCTAGAAATGTCCTCTTGTGCTGTTAAACCTCCAATGTCTTTTAAAAATTTAGTTTGAGCTTGTCCCTGGGCAATCAGCTCAGCTGTTATGGCCTTTTGGACTACTAATTGTCTTCTCTCAAGAGTTGTATTAATTTTTTGATTAATTTCGAATAATTTTTGTTCTTGTTGAATTTTTTTAATGTTAAGTTTATCAACTTCCTCCCGAGCTTTTATTAGTATCTGATCTCTTAATAACAGTAAATTTTTTGTAGCATTTTCAGAGGCTTTCAAAATCTCAACACCTGCGGAATTTGCCTTATTAATTTTCTCACCTAATTTATCAACTGCATTTTCTTGTTGAACTCTTTCTTTGGCTAATGCACGTCTTTTTTCTTCAGTAAGTCCAAGAACTTGTTCTTCTTTTGTTATTTCACGAAGTCTTTTAAGCGATAATTCTCTAAGATCATAGAGGGCTTGTTGCCTGAAACCAGATTCAGCATAAAGAGCAGCCTGTCTAGCTACAAGCGAAGTTAAAAGTCTAGCTTGATTAAGTTGTTTTTCACCCTGTGTTGCTGCTATTCCTCCTTGTCCGTTTATCTCACCAGTAAACCTTTGTCTATCAAGTTTTTCTTGTGGTTTTCCAAAAACTTTATCCAATAGTTTATTTTCTTTTTCTAAGTTTATTAATTGAATAGCTTTAATACCTGCTATACTTTTTTGAATTTGTAACTCTTTAACCTGTTTGGCTAGGTTATCGGCTGCTANTTCATTTCCAAGTTTTTCTTGTTTTACTTTTTCGGCAATCAACCTTCCAATCTCATTTTCAAGTGCTTTTATACTAGATGCAGCTTTTTCAGCTGTTAAAATTCCTTCTGCAAAATCAGCATTAAAAGTAAGTAATTTATTAGCAAAACCAAGGGCAACTTGAGCTACTTTTTTAAACTCAGAATTAAGTCTTACGACTGTTCCATTTGATTTTGTAAGTTGTGTCTCTATTTTACCAATTGTAACAAAAATTTGTCCTAAGTTATCTACACTAAACTGTAAAGTTTCTGGAAGTTTTTGTGAACTAGTTGTAAGTATGTTTACAAGTTTGCTTCCTGCCACTCCACTTATTTTTTCTAATTGAGGCAAAAATTCAACAAAGTTTTTTAAATCTTTACCTGTTAAGTCTAGTGCCGCCTTCAGTTCCAAAGTCCTCGACACTAAAAGATCAAAAGCTTCTAATAAAAGAGATGTTTGGAGAGGGTCATNAAAAGTATTTTGTAGTGATTTTTCAGTTTGTTCAGCAATAGCAGCAATTTGTGCTTGGCTTTTGTCCAAACTATTAAAAAATCTTTCAAAGCCCTTTTGAGTCGCTGCAAATACCTCATTGGATTCTGCCAATGTTAAACCTGTGTCTTTAAATAAGTCTTTTACCTCTCTAAAAGAGCCAGCAAAACTATTAACAGCTTTTGTATTACTTTTAAAAAACTCTAGTAATTTTCTGAATTGATCGCCAATGGTTTCTAGTAATTTAACTTCTTTAAATCCGAATACCTTTGCTAAAGTGTCTAAAGCTAACTGTGCTATTGACAAAAACACAGTAAATCGTAGTATAATATTTATAACACCTGCTATACCTCTACCAATTAAAGCAATACCTCCAGAGATTTTTCCTAAAGCTCCAGCAAATAAGGCAGTTCCCGCTATACCAGATTGTTGGGCAGCTTGGTATTTTTTCAATGAAGCAGTCAACCTATCAATTGATGCAGTTGCTCTATTAGCTGAAGCTTCAGATTTTGTCCTAGCTTTAAAGGCTGTTTCTGCGGCGATTGCGCTTTCTAGTGTTGCAATAGTATTTTTTATTTGNGCCCTAGTTAAAGTATCAAGAGCAGCATTTTTCTGTAAAAGAGCGACTGCTTCTTGTTTAAGTGCTCTCTCTTGTTGCGTTCCTAAGTTGGTAACCCTAGAAGCAGTAGTTGAGTAGTTAATAGCTGCTTGAACAGCGGTTCTATACCCTGCACTTACCCTATCAAGAGATAAAGCAGCACTTTGTCCAAAGCGTTCTATTGACGCAGCAGCACTTTCAATACCTTTTGAAAACACACTTACAGCTTGGGCACCTACAACTCGAGCTAACACCCCAAATAAAGCAATAGCATTAGAGGCGTTTCCAGAAATAAAGTCAGCAAAAGGAGCTATCCCCTCTGCTAAAGCACCACCAAACTTAAGTCCAATGTCAGTTATCGCGGCGGCTAATGCTTGTAAGGACACAGCTGCGCTCCTTGACGAGGTGTCAACATCTCTATATTTACGTTGTCCTTCATCGATTACTTCGTTTACAAATGCTTGACGTCTTTCAAAGTTAGTTAAAGAAGTCACACTTCTTCCTACACTATCAGCATACTTTCTAACAGCAGGGTCAATTCTTGTAAAAATACCTAATTCATCCAATAGTTCTGGCTCTAGTTTTGCAGCACCACGAACAACTCTTTGAAAAGCATCTGCTAAGTTTCTTCCCAAGGCTTTAGAAGCTCTTAGAGAGACATCTGATAGTTCTGTAATTTGAGACGAGTCAAATCCTGAAACTAAACCAAGGTTAACTTGTTGAACTGTATCTAATAATGAAAGTTGAGATTTTGTGATAGACTGTACATCAGCAATTAATTCATCAGCACTTGCACCTATTGCAGAAGCTAGAGCTTGAGTACCTGCAACGATTTGAGTAAACTCAGCGGCTTTTCTTAAAGCAAAAAAGGCAGCTGTTATAGCAAAGATGTTGGCAGCAGCGCCAGCATAGGCTGATACTATACCCCCTAAACCTGTAGCTTGTGCAGAAAACTGCCTACCTGCAGAAGCAGAAGCTTGTCCTAAACGGGTTTGGGCCTTACCGATTGACTCTGTATCTTTTTGTACTTTTTTAGCACCAGTACTAGTATGCCTAGTGACAATATTCTGAACTGTTGTAGCCACGTGCTATCCTCTCTTGGACTTAGCCTTCGCTAAGCTTTCTTGCTCTTTACGTTTTTGAGCATAATATTTTCCTAATTCAGCCTCACAAACTTTTAATAGCTCAAAAACTTCTCGTTTATTGTCAATTTGATATAACTTCAGTATATCAAATAAACCGTTATAGTTTTTACCTAGCCAGAGTCCGTTCATGCCTTCCCAGATATCTGGTAGTGCATTCATTATAACTAATGCTTGTTGAGCCTCTAAAGAAAAACTAGAAGGATCTTTTGGAATTTCCTCATCTTTTGGCTCTACCCCCATCTGTTCACAAATAGCAAAGTACTGTTCAGCTGATACTCCACCTCCGTGCAAAGCAGTCTGAAGGTAGTTAGTTAGTTTTTTGAGTCAGTTTCAGCTTTTTTCTTTGAAAACTGCTCAAAATCATTCATAGCATCTGTAATAAATTGATCAAATACCGTTGAATTTTTTAAAAGCTCTATAGCATCTTCATTACTATAATCTACATCTTCTTCGATGTCCATTCCTGATATGTCAACTGGCATTAAAGCAGGCATATGCTTTACTTTAAGCCCTTTCCAACCAATTATCGCTTTTTCTGCATAATTTTCTAAAAAACGGTCGTTATCAACTTCTTCTTCACGTTGGCGAGTTCGTTTATTAAATTTATAGGTAAGACTCGCATTTCTAATCTTCATTAAGTCTTCGCGAGTTAAGTAGTTAAGATTAACAGAAAATTCAGCAACGTCTGGATACTCTATCCACACTGATGATTTTTCTGCCATCATTTTTTTGATTTTACTCATAGTTTCCCCTCAAATAAAAAATGCTCATCACATATCTGCTTTTCTTAGGTGAGGGGGACCTGAATCGCAAGTGATGAGCACTCATGGTTAGTAAATTAGTGACCCCCCTCAGAATCATTTAGCTATTATTTTGCAGCAAAGATAGTTACTTCTCCGCCATCGCCTTTAGTAGCAGTCGGCTCTTGTCCAACAAAGTTTACTGACATTGATATAACATCATCAGTAGCAACTTGTGGGAACTCAAACTGACACGCATCTAATTGAAATGCTACATATGGGGCTGTTGTGCCACCAATAATTAAATTAGCATTAGATGTTTGTGCAGAGTTAGTTCTTGAATCTTCTGATATATTTCTTAAGAAACCAGCTGATTCTAAGTCACCAGTTCTTAAATACATAGTTGCAGAACCTGTTATAGCTCTTGAACCAGTAAACTGACCAATCGGCTCATTAAGAGCAGAGATCTCTTCTGGTGTCAAATATGTAATATTGTTATTATAATCAAAACTTAATGCAGTTACTGGAAAAACAAACTTCTCGTCTGATCCTCCTGCAGTTGCTTTGTGATGAAATTCAATTGTACTTAAACGATTTTTGATAAATGAGTTAGTACTTGCTGATCCGGCTACGTTCATCTGATTATATGGGTGATAAGCAGCTGCTTCAGTAGCAGAGGCACTCATTTTTTGGAAATTAGAATTAGCTGTAATGGTTGAACCATTATTTAAAATTCCTCCAAAAACTGAGATAGCAACATTACGCGCACTGCCTGTAATTTCTTTCATAGTTGTACCGAATCCTGCCCATGTAGTTGTAGCAATTTCTTCTATTCCTGCGTCAACTGTGGCTTGATTTACTGTAGCGTTAGATACTTGATAGATAACGTTATCCAGTTTAAAGTATATATGATTTTCTACTGCTGCTGAGAAGTTAGACTTAGTTGCGCTTGATCCTGTACCTTTTGCGACAGTAGTTGTACGAAGTTTGCCTCCAGTTTCCCAAACAGAACGTTCGTGCAAACCATCAGCATCTGTCGCTACTACTTTAGTATTAGATACCATTGATTGCCACATGAACCAGTCAGCAGTCGGTTTTACATTACCTGTCTGATTAGTAGCTGCGGTAGTTGTGCCACCAGCTGCACCTGTTAGTACACCGGTCGGTCTTAAATATGTTTGGAAGTTCCAGTCAACAGGGTTAATAGCTGTATTAAATCGCTGTTGTGATCTGTCTGGGTCTGTACCAGATTCCAATGAAGTGATGTCTTGTGTAGCAGCTGATGATGTTACCGCGAAGCCTGCTAACACTTCAAGTTTCCAAGTATTAGTTGGACGCAAGTCAGTAATAGCTGCACCGTTAAGTATATCAACAGTTGAAAAGAACACTTCTGAGTTTCTCTGTAGGTTAAGAGATGCCATTTTCTTTCTCCTTAATTATTTAGTCTATAGACTATTGTCAATTCTATTTCTGCTAGACCGTAGGGATGAGCTAAACCTTCATCAGTTGAAATATTGTCTATGGTTATATCCTGTATTCCAATATCCGGTTTATCCTCCAATGAATATATAACGTGTTCAATGTCTTGAACTAAATCATCGGCTAGACTTTGAGAATTATCTTCTCCAAATACATATGCTCTTAGTGTAACGTCTAATGTTGCTACCGTCAAATCTTTAGAATTGAAGTTTCTTATTTCGGTTCCCGCAGACACGTATACCGCAGGAAAGTCGTTAACCTCGTCTAAAAATTTTAATTTTCTGAATACATTTTCAAACAAGTTATTATTGTAAGTGTACAATGCACTATAAGTAGAATTTTGTCCATCAATATTTTTTAATTGCCCCACAATAAACTGTACTATTTCTTTTCTTCTTGATGCCATATTAACCCTTTACTATACTGAAAGCTCTCGCGAACAATGTTTGAACAACTTCACGGGTTGCTTTACCGACTTGCTCTGAGGGCTTATAACCATACTTATCTAAATTATCGTATATTGGGTTATATCTATAAGCAACTACATTTTTTCTATAGTTTGCAATTACTTCAACACTTGTTCTAAATCTACCAGAGCGTTCAGTTAACTCTGGAGCCTGTGGTTCACCAAATTTTCTCATTGTTTTACCTAGTCTGCGTTGTACCAATTGAGTTAGTTGCACTCCTGAAATGAAACTTTGTCGTTCACGCTTTTTGGTAGGAATTACTCGTAATTCACCAGGCTTGATATTTAAGTTTGGCTTACGTACCCCTGTTTTAGTTGCTAAGGGTGTTTGCCCACCCGCTTCAAATTCTCTAGCCAGAGCCACTGTATAAGCAGCAACAGCTCTTATTTGTTCATTATTTGGTCGTGTTTTAGATCTCTTAACAAATTTATCTAATCTGCTAAATACGTACTTTTGTAAACCAGTTGAATAAGCATTTGAATGAGCTTTAATAACTTTATCAGTAATTCTTTTAGAATCAAAAGATTTTAGTAATTTACTAGTCGCTTTAGCCTCGATTCTATAAGCAGTAACTGTTTTTTCACTAGAGCCGTTTACACTTTTTGTTCTAGGTCTAATTCTTAATGATATAAAATTTGTGAATGTTGTTGGGTTATTAAAATCTAACCCTTTTAAAGGATTTTTAATAAAACTTAGTTCAGTTCGTTTACCTTTGCCTTTATCAGCATCTACTATTTTTACTAAAAGTAAGTTTTCCATTTTTTGTGTCAAAGAACCTTTTAAACGTTTAAATTCTTCAGCCACTTCAGGTGCTTTTTCTAAAAACTGATAAGCTTTTATGCCTGATATGTACGATGTTCCAAAATCTTGTGATGCTTTTGAAATGGCTTCAAACCCTGGTTTATTAGTTTTTCCACCAACATCTATTGCAGTAAATGATACGTCGCCACCCACTTTACCAACTTTTGTCTCAAAAGTAGCTTGTTGAGCTTCATCTTTAAGTACGGAACTTTGACTAACTTTAATACCAGTAAGATTAAAAAATTGTTCTGTATCAATTTGTCCATCAGGGGCAGCTTGGGGAGTTAGGTATTTAGACATAGTACCAGAACTCATTTTTCGACCAAGCCCAATTTCTTCAGAAATATAGTCTGATATATAACGAGTGATTTGGTTTCTCTGTGCAACCGTTATTCGTTTTTCAGCAGCAACAAAAGGCTCAATATTGCCTAGCTTTAAATCTAATCCTTCAATTTTAATTGATAATGGATTTATTTTTGTCATTACTGCACGATTCTATATAAATCTAAAATTCTTCGTATATGGGGAGGAAAAGTTCCTGCAAGAGAGTATTTTTCTCCTCGTTCACCTTCAAAAGAAAAGCCTTTCTTTTCTTGATCTTGTTTATAGATCAACTTAATAACATCAAGTGTTGCCATTTGTAAATCTTGTGGAACATCTGAAGATTCATAACCTGCACGATAGTCTACCTTAACACCAGACGGAAAAGGTTGGAAAGCTGGAGGTCCTGATAAGGTTAAAGAAGGATAATTGTTTCTTAAAGTAGGGTATGACCCTCTTGCTCCAACAGAACCAACATCACGTGTTACTTCTCCCATATCACGACTAAAAGTATATTCGCTAACTGCGTTATGAATATCTTCAGCAGTAGTAGCGTTATTTTTACCATCAAAATGAACTAACATCACCGTATCTTGGTCAGGTCTAAATCTTTTTGTAGGTGTAGTGAAATCAGCAGAATATCTTGCGATTTCAGAAATTCTTAATTCGTCAATATAACCAGCAAAATCTGTACCAATTCTGACATTAGTTGTAAAAGTATTATTGCTTACAGCAAAGGTTTCTCCGCTAGCTCCTGTTATATTGTTTCCATTATAAAACAAAAACATTTTTTGTGATTGCGCATTGAATGATGCAGCTACATGAGCAAAATGTCGCTGACCAAATTGTTGAGTCTGTACATTTGTATTAGCACCAGTAACTGTAGTAGCACTTCCGCTTATGGTACTTACAATTTTTAAACCACTTGTTCCATTTGTAGAAAATTTCAAGGAATTTGTCGAGTCTGTGTTAATTGAAAATAGCTCTTTTACAGGTAGACTCGACTCATTAACACGAATAAACATCTCAATGGTAAAATCACCCTCTTCAAATTTTAACTGTTCTGGTACGGTGCCACTTTCTATAAAATCATTCAAGCCTACCTCTAAAGATGATGTACCAAAATTTTTAACTCTTGTGTTCAAATGAGCATTATTTTTAAAAACAATATTCATATCATCACTATCAGATTGGTTAGGCCTTCCTATGGTAGACGGATCGTCTAAAACTTGATCCTCTACCCCATTAAACTCTGTTACTTGATAAACGTTAGATAGAGGTAAACGCGATACCATAACAGAGGTTTTACCTCCATCAAATATTTCAAGATAGTCATTAGCTAACACCTCTTGTCCAATATAATGCTCGACCATACCAGTAGCGTAATTAATAACATTAGCCAACCTAGCATCAGCAGTTGTACTTGAAATTGAAAGATAATCTTTTACTTGAGCTAATGTAATATATGGATATTTTCCCAAGTTTTCTTCTAATCTGTCCGCCATAAGATTCGCCCTTCTTTAATTATTTATCTTCTTCGTCTTCATCCCAGTCTTCTTCTTCGTCGTCGTCCCAGGAATCGTCCTCATCTTCTTCATCTTCGTCATCGTCATCTTCGTCTTCTTCATCTTCATCTTCTTCATCGTCATCTT